GTGGGGTACGGTTGTGCTGCAGTCTGTCATGCTGGTGATACCGGCCGGCCGCGTGCTGGGATGGTGGTAGGGGGGAGCCATGAGCCAGTTCGTAACGCTGGAGGATGCCTTAGTACAGACGCAAATCGCGATAAACAGGTCACAGAGCCAATCGCTTGCAGACTGGTGGGGTGAGGTGCTACACATGGCTCGGGTATCAGGACGCCGCATGAAACTGGAGGCAGCATTGACGCAGAAAGGGGTGCCAGAGACGGTGGCCGCGTCATTGGCATACCATCTAGTGCGAGACGAAGACGGGATAGGAGACGAGCCATGAGCCAAAGCCGTGACAGCTTGCTGGATCGTGCGATCGCCGAGTTGAAGAGGTTGGAGTCTGTGGAGGGTAATGGCGCGCAGATGCATTGCCCAAGTTGCGGCGGGCCTCAATGGCCGGTGGGAAGCTACAGTCACCAATTCAACTACCACGAGCCAGGATGTGAGTTGGATGCGCTGGTAAACAAGATGGCGCCGCCTTCGCCGAGCCAGCCATATGAATTGCTACAGATAATTGAACCAGAAACGGAACGGCGCTGCGGCGTTGCGTGGGTGCGCTGGCAGGACAGGGAGTTCCGCGTGCCGTATAGCACCAAGATACCAGCATGGAACCGAACCATGAGCCAAGACGGGCCACGACCCGACAAGTGTCGGTTCTCGCAGAGTGAGCATGACGAGATGTTCCGCCTGTGGGTTGAAGCTGGTTGCCGGCCCCCAGGCGCGCCAATGACAGACGCTGAGATTGAGGCGGCCAATCGGGTGATTGACCGATGGGCAGCAGGAGACGAGACATGAGCCAGGACATGGAAGTTAGGTTGGTCGCCGCCGCATTCAGTGGCAGGCGAGTGCGGAGGCTGGGTTACACTCCTGAGTTGCTGGGGAGCATCGGCAGTGGCACGATACGGGTAACAGCCAATGAATTGCCAAGCGACAGCAAGGTGGTGTGGGCGTGGGTGGAGTATTGGGGCGACACAGCCCGTGTGGTCTGGCTGCTGATCGAGAGTGCAGAGTACGATCCTCTGCACGGCGCAGAGATACCGATATTGGAGCCCGTGTGCTTCGAGCGCATGAAGGAGACAGAGCCATGAGCCGCACAGACAAGGCGCTGATTCCCATTCTGGCAATCGTTGTTGTGGTGGCATGCGTGCTAGCGACCTTGCTATTCCGAATGGCCGTTACGGCCTTCGTAGACGGCCCGGTCCCTGACGTCTGGTTCTACACTGACACCGTGGACACTGGCCTTACCGTTCGTGACGGCCCCGGCCCAGACATAGGCATCGAGATGGAGGCAGGAGACACCATCTACTACTACAACCATGAGCTGCCCGGCGAGCCACCGCAGGCGATGGGCTGCTCACTGCGGTGGGTGTGCGATGACAACGGGGGAGAGAAATGAGAACTCTACGGCGCATTCGGTACTGGCTGTATTGGCGGACCGTGGGGCGGCTGCGGCTGCGGCGCCTGCTCGTGTCCATGATGTTCACCAAGTGGGCACAGGAGATTGAGGACTTGTTGTTGTGGGGGACAGACGGCGAGTAGCCCCCCACCTTTGCACAAAGAGCTTGCACACCTGATGTCTCTGATTTGACTTTTTCCGCATTGTGTGGTATACTATGTGCCATTTCGTGGCCCTTCGCCCTTGCACGAAGAAGTTGCACACTTGATGTCTCTGATTTGACAATTTCCGCATTGTATGATAGACTATGCGCTGTCCTGTAGCCTCTTTGCGCCCATGTCCTCCGATTAGCGTGTCGCCGCGTGCCGCGGCGGGGATGGCGTATGCAACCAGACAGCAAAGCACTCACAGTCAAGTTAGACGCCCTGATGAAACCCGACGGAGAACAGGCCCGTCCGTGGTTTCGACTAGAGGGTGAGCCTAACGACGCCTACGAGGGCTTCTTCTTCTACCGCTCCCTCCCCCCGTACAGCCGCAACATTGATGCTGCCTTCCGGCAGATGCTTGCCGTCCGCTACCCCGAACGCCTGGCCCAGTACGAGAAAGTGAGTGACGCCAAGGCCCACAAGGTCTGGCACACTTGGATCAAGAAATGGGACTGGGACCGCCGCTCCCTCGCCTGGGATGATGCCGTGCGCGACACCCTAATGAACTATGAGGTCGAGGGGCTAGAGGAGATGCTGGACAGGCATGCCGACAACCTCAGGAAGCTACAGCGGATAGGGATGACCTTCCTGGAAACTGGGGGTGGTATAGAGACGGGCGCTGCCGCCTTGCGAGCCGTCCATCACTCACAGACTATGGAGCGCGAACTCGCCGGACTGCCCCAGGTGGCACACTACATGCTCATGAGCGAAGAGAACCTACTGGCCCACTACACCAAGCTGTTTGCAGACGGATACGCCGCGTCTGCGGAGGGCGAGGTTGTGGAAGGCGAGATTGTTGGGGATTCGGGAGCTGAATGAAGCCCGCCGACGCCGATCTTCTCAGACAGATAATCCTCATCAGGGAAGTGGCCGTCAAGAGGGGCATAGTACTCCCGGATATTGAGACAGAGGCCCGGTCGGCGAGCCTGCAGCAGGTGCGAGCGCAGTACAGGGACGATCCTGTGGGGTTCTGCGAGACAGTTCTCGGCGAGACGCTGACGGATGATATCAAGCTCATGCTTGAGTCCGTCAGGGACAACCGAATAACCATCGCCAAGTCAGCCAATTCAACTGGCAAGACTTTCGCCAGTGCCAGGGCGGCAGCGTGGTTCTTCACCATGTGGGAAGAGTCGCAGGTGCACACGACGGCGGCGCCGCCCGAGAAGAACCTGAGACGACTATTGTGGGGCGAGATCGACGCAGTAGTAGAGAAGCACCCTTGGATCTTTGCAGATGCCAAGCTCCAGGTAACGCATATTCAGCGCAAGAGGAAGGAGCTGCGCTCCTGGATAACAGGTCATAGCATCCCGCAGAGCGGCACGGAAGAGCAGCGGGAAGCGAAGTTCTGCACTGGTGCTGATGAACTATTTGAGCTAACCACTGGGGAACTGGTGACCTATCGGTCACTGATCGGCAAGACCGTGCGGGTCATGAGTGTTAGCCCGGGCTTTGAACGGGAAGAGACAGATGCAGAGTTCTTTGACAACGGAATTGAGGGTGTTTACGAGGTTGTATTGTCTTCGGGCCATAAAGTTGTGCGTACTGGGAGGCACCCCCTATTTGCTGGCAAGATTGGCCAGTGTTTTAAGACACTCGGGGGCACCCATGTCAAGGGGCGATATCGCGTTGGTGGTGGGAAGTGGACGTCGGTCGAGGATCTTCAGGTGGGAGATGCCGTTCTAGTCCCACAAGACACAGAGTTCAACTTTGGGTCCTTGTCCATGGACCCAAACGAGATTAAGGTCTTGGCCTATTTGATCGGCGATGGCTGTGTATCCAGCGGCAGAAAGATTCAGTTCTTCCAAGAAGACAACCGACAACTGGCAGAGTTCAAGGCAGCGGTTTCTGCCTTGGGGGCATGGACAACGGAATACAATCCGAAGCTATACAGCATCACGGTACGAGGCGATGGTTCTGGAAACGATAGCAACCCAATCCTTAACCTAGTCAGAACACATGGACTGCTTGGCAAGGACAGTTCCACCAAGCGGGTGCCAGAAGCCATCAATCAGTTGTCTAGGGATGACGTTGCCATATTCTTGAGCCGGCTTTTCTCGACAGATGGCTGGGCTTGCATGACAAATTGTAGCCCCGGTTACAGGAAGGCCCAGATTGGCTACAGCAGCAAGAACGAGGGTCTGGTAAGGGATATTCAACGGCTACTCTTACGCTTTGGGGTTGCTTCGAAGGTGCGTAGGAAGAAGGCCTCCTGGACATATAAGGGTGTGCTAAAGTCCAACTACCAGTGGGCGCTTGAGATTGTCAGGAAGGTAGATATCATTCGGTTTGCCGAGACAATTGGGATCTTCGGCAAGGAAGAAGGAGTAGAAGAGTGCGCGGCTTTTGCTAGGGGTAGGGCGGCTGGTGCCACATGGCGAGAAGGGAACATAGCCGGGTTCCGTTGGGATAAAGTCAAGTCGGTCACCCCGTTAGGGGAAAGGCCAACAGTCGGCGTCCATGTGCCAGTCAACAACACTTATCTCACCGCATTGGTTGAGCACAATAGTGGGAAGCATTCCGCCCACATGTTGTGGATCGTGGACGAAGGGGATGCTGTGCCGGACGAGGTCTACAGGGGCATAGAGTCCTGCATGAGTGGCACGCACGACAGAATGCTGATCATGCTCAACCCCCGGGCTGAGATTGGGGCTGCCCACACGATGATCAAGGATGGCAAGGCCAGCGTCATCAAGATGTCGGCCTTTGACCACCCGAACGTCCGTACAGGGCAGAACGAGATACCTGGTGCTGTTTCCAGGGAGTCAGTCGTCAGGCGCATCAACGAGTGGTCCAGGCCACTTCACGAAGACGAGAAGTCGACCGATGAGTGTTTTGAGGTCCCCAAGTTCCTGGTGGGGGCGATTGCAGAGAGGCCCGAGGGTGGCGACTACGCCCCATTGGCTGCTGGCTGGCGGGAGGTCACCGAACCGTCTCTCTGGTACATGGTCTTGGCAGAGTACCCTGCTCAGTCCGAGTTCCAGCTTATCAGCAGGGCATGGGTGAACGCAGCCAGGGCGCGATGGGACATGTTCGTGGCGCTCCATGGGAAGATACCGCCGACACAGACGAAGGCGGTCATGGGGGTGGACATAGCTGAGTTCGGGGCCGACGACAACGTCGTTTGCCTGCGCTACGGGGGCTACGTGGCTCCCATGAGGACATGGCGGGGCGTAGACGTTGAGGCATCCGCCGACGAGGCGATAGCCATCTACCTCTCTGAGGAAGTGGACAGGGCGTGTGTTGACGCCATTGGCATCGGGGCGGCAATGGCCCCCAAAATGCGGCGCAGTGGTTGCCGCGGGGCGCAGGCCGTCAAGGTGTCAGAGAAGCCCACGAAGAGGCTGGAGCGAGATGCCTTCTCTATCTTGCGGGACCAGTTGGGATGGGAAGTGGCGCGGTGGTTAGAGAAGGACAGCGGTGCAATGTTGCCACCTGACGAGGACCTGGTCGAGGAGTTGCTCGTACAGCAGTATCGGCGGCAGAACGGCCGCATGCGTATTTCCAAGAAGGACACCGTGCGGGAGAAGCTGCCCCGCAAGCGCAGCCCAAACCGTTGGGATGCACTGTGCCTGACGTTCGCGCCGGCGCGGAAAGTGTTGATTGATTTTGTGTGAACCCGTCTGTGCCAGTAGACAACTGAGGTTTAGCCGTCAAGGGCTAAAGAAGAGTGTCAAACAATGGCTATAGAACCGAACGCGTTAGGCAAAATGCTTGGCTATGTCACGTCTGGCGTCGCCTATGCTCGCCAACAGATGGGCGGCGAGGTAGAGAAGCGCCGCGTGATGATGGATCTAGTGGGCAAGCTGTCAGGCAACCAGTTCGGCCAGATGGTGGATAGCAGCGACTCTGAGTTGCTGGCTATCACGAGCTACGCCGTGTTCACCGCTGTACGGTTGATAGGCAGTAGGGTTGCCGCAAGGAAGGCATGGCCGCAGGCGATGGTCCGCGAGGGCGAGGGACTAATAACCGTTGACAACCACGAGTTCGAGCAGTTGTTACGGTGGCCCAATGACCTGATGTCCTATGGCTACATCGCCAAGTATTGCACTGGGTGGTATCTCCTGCGGGGGGCGAGCTACATTTTCATCTCGACGCCCAAGATGGGGAAGGGGCTGCCAACAGAGCTGTGGCCCTTGCCAGCCAACACTGTTGCACCGAGGCCTGATACATTGCGCAGGTCGCCATTGACCAACACGATTGTCATGGACTACTTCATGACGGTGGATGGCAGGAAGTACCCGCTCAACGGCGAGAACATGATGCGGGTGATCTTCCCCAACTGGTGGGACTATTGGAGCGGGCTGAGCTCGCTGACGGGCAGCATAAGTGCTGTGCGCACAGACATCAAACAGGCCAAGTGGGAAGAGGACTTCTACGGCGAGGACAACGCCGTGCCGACAGCCATCATCTCATTGCCGCACGACATGTCAGACTCGGACTACCAGGTGGCTAAAGAAGCCATCAAGGAACAGTTCGGCAAGAAGCGGTCGTCTGCCGTGACCCGGGCCGGCGACATGTCGGTAGAGGTTCTTCAGCAAACACTTGAGGAGATGCAGATCAGGCTGTCACGGGAGTTCAACAGAGACCAGATCTACCAGGTCATGGGGGTTCCCAAGGGGCTGGTAACGGGCGAACTGGACGCCGACAACGTGTACGCGACGCTCATGTCCTTTGCGCAAAACACCATACAACCAATTCTCGACGAGTTCGCCGCCCAATGGACGATAGCCCTTCGTCCCTACTACGGGGACACATTTGAGGCCAAGGCCGCCGACATCGTCCCACAGGACAGGGCATTGGAAGTGCAGGAGTACGGCGTGTACGTCCAGGACATGACGATCAACGAGGCCCGCAAGTTGAAGGGGTTGCTCCCGCTGAAGCTGGAAATATGCGATACGACGCCCGTGAGGTTGCTGCGGCTCTATCGGTTCGGCGGACACCCCGCTGGCGACACTGAGGTTGGGACCATGCTTGGGTCGGAAGACCCAGAGCAATTGCAGGGCAGGTTGACGGATGACGGCACGGACACTGAGGACGTGCCGGAGAGCCCAGAGGACCAGGGCGAACACGGTGACGAGGCCACCAAGGCGATGGCCGCCGCCATGAAGACGGAATTGAGGGCGTGGCGCAGGGCTGCCCTGAACGACCTGAAGAAGATGCGTGTCCCGTCAGACAGGGCTTTCGTGACGGCCATCATGCCAGATCACATAGCACGGAAGGTCCGCTTGGATCTTGCCATGGCGGGCATGGATGAAGTAGCGGTGAAGGCTGTGTTTACCGACATTACCGGGCTGTTGGATGAGCAGGCGGCGTCCGCAGAAGTAGCGATAAAGGAGAATGACAATGGGCTTTGATCAGTTCCTGATTTGGGCATCGAGTGCCGGCGTATGGGCCGTTGTGGGATGGGTACTCCCGTGGGTTGCGAACTTCTTCGGCGCCCCCTGGGAAGATATCGTCCCCCCGCGGTGGAGAGCGCCATTGATGCTGCTGTTATGTGAGGTAACACCCGTGCTCGCAGTGCTCTTGCGCGTCGCGATGAAGTACACCACGCCCAGCTTCCCAGACTTGATCTGGCCGGCGCTGGTAGCGGGTTTCGTGGCGTTTGGCGAATACGGGATCGTGGAGAAGGCCAGGAAGTCGCCTTCGACCAAGGAGTTCAGGGCGTTCCGCAAACGCCATGCCGCATCGACGGGATTCAGCAAGGAGTTGTCGCACGAGATCGACCGCTTCAGCTGGACCGGATAGGACACAGGACGCCGCCTGCTATGTTTGCCAGGACACACCTATGACCGCGACCAGGCTCACGGTGCCGCTGACCTGCACCAGTGGTGACAGGTGCTCATGGCCGCATGGATATGCGTTGCGCGGCGGCATACTGACCATCACGTCGCGGCACCACGGCGAGAAGCACGTTTATAGTACCAGCGTGCCACTCTTGCTTGAATTGTTCATCAAGCACAAATTGATACCAGAAGAGATGCTGCGGAGCATCGTTGCCATCGCCGAGGAGGCGCTGGCGGCCTAAGTACGGAGCAGCACAACCGAATACAAGTTGCGCCCAGTTGCGCCCATCTCAGCCACTCTGGCTCGATAATGGGCGTTTTGTGTTTATGGGTGCAAAGGAGAAGATACTATGACTGAACCAACAGTTGCCAACAAGGCCCAGAGCCTGGATGCGCAGCTAGAGGCCATCAACCTGGCGTGGAATGTGGCACAGGGTTGGGCAGACGGCCAGCCAAGTGGCTGGGGATCCATCGTCGAGACCTTCGCTGCCGAAGGCTACGTCGTGATGGCAGACAACGGCAAGTACTGGCGCGTGAGCTTCTCCGAGGTCAACGGCGAGATCGAGTTCGCTGACAAGGAGAAGTGGTCCGAGCTGCGCATCCGATGGGTGCGCAAGAGCGGCGTGCTTGTTCTCATGTTAGGCGAGGACGAGGATGCCCTCGAGCAAACGATGCGCGCCTTGGACGACGGGGCTGTAGAACCTGCCCCTGAGGCTATACGCGGCGCCCCGGAAGGGGACCCCGCTGAGCATATGAATGCTGAAGAAGGTGAACAGGAGGCTTCTCCCATGAAGGGGGTGCCAGCGCAGGACGGCGAGACGGTTGTCGAGGAACAGGACGTGGTAATCGACGGGGGCGACTGCGGCCACCGTGGAAGGCCCATCCGATCTCTCGGCGAGAACCGTGTCGGCGAATACCTTGTGCTGTGGGGCAGCCCAGAGGAGCGGGACTCCTACAGGACCTACTTCACGCCAGAGACAGAAGAGTTTGATGTCGTGTTCAGGGCGGTGGGAAGAGTTCCAATGTTCTACCACCATGCCATGCACGATGAAGTCAGGACCTCTGTCATCGGCCTTGTGGACGTCATGCTACCCGACAGTATCGGCCTGTGGGTGGAGGGCGAGTTAAACAAGGCCAGCAAGTATCGCGAGGATATCAGATTCATGCTATCGCAGAAATCACTTTGGTGGAGCAGCGGCACCCTGCCGGGTGCTGTTCTGGAGACAGAGATAGCCGATGATGGATGGATCCCGCGATGGCCGATAGTGGACGCTTCCATGACCCCGCGACCAGCGGAGTATCGTATGGTTGACCGCCCAATCGAAGAACTCAGAAGTCTGTACAAGGCAGCCGGACTCGAGTTGCCACTCTTGCCCAAGTCTGACACACCCGCCGATGCGGGTGTCAGGCAGCGAGAGTTGGACATCGAGATCGAACTGCTGGAACTACTGGACCTCTGACCATAACTATAGGAGGGACATCATGACCCTACACGAACAACTCGTCCTCAAGAAAGGTGAGGCTAGAAAGGCTTTCGAGGCAGGTGACCTGGAGACTGGTCGCGCGCTGAAAGAGGAGGCCGTGAATCTGGCCGCAGCCATTGAGGAAATCAATGCCGTCGACAGCATCCGGGCGGACATGCCCGAGCCCGTCAGACCACCGCTTCCGGGGATGGGATTGGGCAATCAGCCCGTTCCAGTACCCGATGCGCCCGCGGCCGAGAGCGGCGTGCGCGCCGCTTACGTCCGGCGCTTTGGCGAGCCCGATGGGTTTGTCAAGTCCGCACTCACCGAACTGCATGGGGCCGACTATGCCCAGGCGTTCTACGATCAGAAGAAAGCATTCGTCAAGTACCTGCGTACTGGTGAGCTGGACAGGGAAGAGCGTGCTGCTCTTCGCCACATCATCTATACCCCTGCCGCCATCAAGGCGGCCATGGACCAGGGGATCTACGACGTCAGCACCTTGCGCGCAACGATGATCGAGGGCTCGGACGTGCTGGGCGGATACGTTGTCCCAGTCGACTTCCAGGCCCGCGTGATCTCGCGGCTCCCCGGCTTTACCGTCGTGCGCCCGCGGGCGACCGTGCTGACCACCAGCCGCGACAAGGTGAGCATCCCCACCGCCACGGGCGGAGACGATCAGTACACGTCGGCCGTGCGCGTGACGTGGGTAGACGAGACTCCGACTGCTACGCAGGCCGAGAGTAACCTGACCTTCGGACTGGAGAACATCCAGATCCACACAGCGATGATCACCACGCCCATGAGCCAGAACTTGCTGGAAGACGCCTTCTTCAACATCGAAGCCTTCCTGGCCGAGAAGTTCGCTGAGGCTGCCGGTGTGGACGAAGACAACAAGTTCCTCACTGGTGGTGGCGGGGCATCGCCGCGCGGCATCCTGCCGAACAGCTTGAACGCCCACAGCCTCACCGAGGAAGACAGTGCTGATGCAAACTTGCTGACGTGGGATGGCGGCGCTGCTGGCGCAGCCACCAAGCGCAGCTTGATCGGCATCACCTACGCCCTGGCCGCGCAGTACCTGTCTAACGCTGCGTGGTACATGGAGCGGGCCACGGCCGAGGTCATCAGGTCGTACAAGGACGGTAGTGGACGGTATCTGTGGGAGCCCAA